GTTCTATGCTGTGCCCGGACGCCCACCGAAGATTTTGCCCGGGCTGCCTGAGGGATGTGGCACCCCGCCAAACGAAATTTTTAATTTTTATCCTGGGTTTAGCCAGTATTTTGATTTTTATGGTCATACCCTTGGTGACTAGCCAGTGTCAGGTATGTTTTGTTTTATAGTATATATGTGTATTTATTATTATGTGCTTGGACTAACGGCGATGTTGACGTCAGCAGTAAATGATGAGACAGTGACTTCACATTTGGTCACTCCTGTCCATGAGGCATAATTAAGGCCAATTCGAGAGTTGGAGATAACAGTAGCCTTAAGAATGGTAGTGTGCTTGGCTGCGCTGGCGGCGGTGCTGATGATTGCAGCGGTGCCGTCCAATTCAGCCGTTGACATCGTGAATGATCCAGTGGATGTTGCAGAAATGGTGAGTGTGACCAGGTACGTGCCTGGGGCAAGAAACCTGATGTGCTCATCATTTGCGCCATCGTGCTCACCGATAACGTTGCTACCAACAAAGACCATTTGGTTATTGGGACCATCAAATAATGTGCTGATATTGGGCACTGAGATCTCAGTAAGTGATGCTGGACACTTTGCTGGTTTGGGAACTGACAGTTCGACTTCATAATCGATGAACACTTCACCTATCTTGTCTGTATCATTTGCCGTATTGCTAGCCCCAATGAAGAGCTTGCCAAAGTCATAAGTCTTGATGTCGGTGTCTGCCACTGCGCCAGCCCTTGTGAATAGAGTGGTGTTGCGTGACATTGGGTCAACAACAAGAGTGTTGCTTGCCCACACACTGCTCTCAGTTGAGGTGGGATACTGGAAGAGCTCCGCTTTGGATGCTGGGGCTGGGTCCAGTGGGTCTATAGCAAAAGCTAGGACCACTCTGCCCCTCTCACTAGTAGCAGCTAGAGGGACGTACGTGAATTTCAAGCTTTTGATATGGTATCTTTGATGTGTGTTGGCAATCTGGCTGAGCCAAGGAAAGCTGGTGGCCAACCCTGGCTGTGTGGTTAGTTCGGTTAAGCCGAAGTTGGTTGCCCCAGTGACTTCCGTGAGGAACTCGCGATTGCAAACGACATATTTGCCTTGTGCAGATCGGAATCTTGGGGCTACTTTCTTGATTGGGACATTGTAAGCAACTGGTGCTGATTGTGTGGGGGATGAGCCTAGCACTTGTTTTTTGATAGCATTGCGCTTTGCTCTATTCTTCTTGCCGGGTAGTCGAGAGGCGAGAAATCTTCCGACACTCTGAGGTGTAATTACTCCAGAGAGTTCGGTTAGAATCATGTTGATTATCTGCCTCCCCTGAGGAGACATAGCGAAGTTGGCTGCAGATACTAGAGCCATTATTTTTGTTGTAGTGTGTAGTGCGGTATTATATATGGAAAATAATCAACGGGCCCCGGTTCATAAACTGGGAGTATGCCACTGTACAGATCTTCAAGTTCTGTCTGCATGTCCGGGATGATGTCGAATGCCCTGTAGAAGGACAGTCTGACATCGTCACCAACGTTGCCAGTGTGGTTGTTGAGGCCACGAGCGAGAAACTCAAAGCCAGTGCTCTGATGGTCGCTAGGCTTGCAATGATATCCCATATCTAACATCCGATAAAATTTGCAGTAGATTGGCATGTTTCCGTATGCGGCAAGGCCGCAGTCAGATATTGCTTGACATTGGTATTTCCAAGAGTTGCAAGATGAAAGATTTTTAACGCTGATTAAGTCCTTGGTTAAACAGATACGTGGGTCTCTCACCATGGTGTAACTAGAACCATTGTATACTGGCTTGGTTTGGCAGAATTCAATATGTTCAAGAGTGTAGACTGGTTCTTCTACTTTCATGGTGTAGCCCATTGTTGTAAACCATAAAGGCAACTGGTCAATGTGGTGCAGGTCTGAACTCTCCATGATTACTACGCAGTCATCGCCATTATTAGCAAGTTCTATGTTGCAGCGGCCATTGAAGTAGGTCCATACTAAAGCGCACATTATGAGGCAGTTTCCGAGGCCAGTGTTCATGTCACCAGACATTCGGCAACCACGTGTTCTGTATTTGACTCTGCCGTCAGGGGTGTTAGCGAACCCCCTGTTGCGGAGTTGCCAAGACAGCAACATGCGCAGGTGCTTGTCACCACGAAATAGTCTAGAGTAAATGGAGTGTTCCCACTGGAGCATCTCCAGGCTACAATGCTGGTCGAACCGAGAAGCGTCGAGCCCAACTGCAACAGGTTGGTTAAATTTTTTCCACTTACTTTCTATTATTGCACCAGTTTGCTCAGCGTTAAGTCCCTTCATCACTGTGGGGGACCCGTACACCTTCGCTATGGAGTCGTAGAGGACTCCCTCAATAGGTTTTATATATACTCCAACAGCAACGTTATAACGTGGACTCCTAGGCTGTATTAGCCGCGGTGCGGGATCACCTTTAGCAGATAGGTTGATCTTTTCAGCTTTAACAAAAGCACTAATGTAGCTATCTTGAACACGGATAGGTTTCAGGCGTAAGCTATCTGCGGCATTCTGGTACATGACTCGTTTATGACCAAGGTAGTTGTCAACAAATTTTTGATAACTCCACTT